CCTTTCAACAGTCCTACTGGTGTAGCTTATCCATATATTGTTACTGTCGACAAAAGTTCTAAAAAAGTTTTAAGTATTCGTCGTAACTGGAATGATGGTGATGCTCGCTTTGTAAAGAGAGAACATTTTGTTAGCTACAAGTTTGTACCTGGTTTTGGTTTTTATGGTTTAGGTTTAATACATTTCCTTGGTAATCTAACAATGTCAGCAACAGCAGCTATGAGAGCATTGATTGATGCTGGTCAGTTTTCTAATTTACCAGGTGGATTTAAAGCTAGAGGTGTCAGAGTTGTAGGCGATAACTCTCCGATAATGCCGGGGGAGTTTCGGGACGTAGAGTCAACGGGTTTAGATTTGGGCAAATCCATAGTTCCTCTTCCCTATAAAGAACCATCTCAGACTCTTTATCAGATGTTAGGCTTTGTAGCCACTGCCGGTCAGAAATTTGCTGACACGACAGATCAAGTAGTATCTGATGCATCGAACTACGGTCCGGTTGGCACGACATTAGCATTATTAGAAGCATCGGGTAAGTTTTTTTCAGCAATTCACAAACGACTCCACAAGTCTCAAAGAGACGAGTTTAAAATATTAGCTAGAATAAACCACGAGTTTTTACCAACAGCTTATCCTTATGACATTATAGGACAGTCTGCCGAGATATTCAAGCAAGACTTTGACGGACGTGTCGATGTGGTTCCGGTCAGTGATCCTAATATCCCATCGAACTCACACAGACTTGCCCAGGCTCAGCTGATGTTACAGTTGGCCTCACAGTCACCACCCGGAACTTTCAATATGCCAGAGATAAACAAAGCGGTACTAGCCGCAGCTAATGTTGATAATCCCGATAGGTTCATCAATACACCTCAACAGGCTATGCAACAGGATCCACTTGCTGATATTATGTCAGCTACACGTGGGCAGCCGATCAAAGCTTTTCCAGGACAAGACCACGATGCGCACATCGCCGTGAAGACTGCATATTTACAAGACCCGCTCAATGGTGCCAACCCGATTATGAAAATGGTTGAACCAATTATAATGGCTAACGTCAGAGAACATATGGTTCTACGATTCCAAGAACAGATGGGTGGACTCATGAAAGCACAAGAGGGTCAAGTAGACCAAGGCGCTAGTTTAACTATGATTATGGCAGAGTCAGCCAAACAGATTCTCACAGCGAACCAGTTAGCAGCGCAAGGTGGAGTGAACAGTATTGAACAACAAAACCTAGATATACAAAAACAATCGGTTATAAATAGAAAAGAACGTGAAGATAAAGAACTCGCTCTTGAAGAGAAGAAGATCAACATAGATGCTATGGTTGAAGCGGCTAAGATTGAAGAAAGTAAAAAAGAAAAAAACGACAATCTTACAGCCAAAGTGGTAATGGATCTTTTAAAATTAGTTGACAAACAAAAGTTTCAAGAGGGAGGATTCGTCGAACAAGCTAGAGCCATGCAACCATCGTCGGTAGCCCAAACTTCAGCTGAAGAGTTTAAACAAGCAGCAGACTTAGCTGTTAAACAACCAATTGTTCAACCTAAAGGTTTTTTAGAACAAGCTTTTGAAGCTCAACGAATAGATCCTCAACGAGCTGTAAAAGAGAGAATGGCAGCAGAACTAGCTGAGCAACAACGAATTCAAGCTGAAAGAGAAATGGCTAGAGCACCGATCATTCCAGTTGAAAGAGAAGATATTGTTGAAACCGAAGAGGAGGTTGAAAAGATATCTGAAATAGAAAGACAAGAAAGGGAAAAAATTATGAAAAGTGATGATGAAATATTAAATGCAATATTAGAAAAAAATCTACCACGATTAGGTGAGGGATTATTAGAAGATCCACAAGTTAAAGTTCGTTTAAATACATTCGATCAATTTCATCAAGAGATGGAAAGTAACTTTAATCCTAAAGCAAAGAACCCTAAATCAACAGCAGCAGGACTATATCAATTTACAGAAGCCTCATTAGTGACAGCTGTTAATCGATTAGCTAATACAATTGGTGAAGACAACCTACCACAATGGGCAATCGAAGCAAGAGAACATAAAGATGCAAGAAAGCTCAGTGAAAAAGAACAACAGATATTATTCTATGCCGATATGTTCCAAAAGAAAGGATCAGATAATTTATTAAAAAAAGTTTTAGCAGAAGGCGACAATGATGCCATGATAGAATACTATGGTAAGTTACATCACACAGATGTTGACAAACCAACACAAAAACGTATAGATAAGATTAGAAAAAAATACGAACTTTAATGAATGACATTACAGATCACGGCATTGTTCTTCCAGATCCTGCCGTTAGTTTTGATGACGAAGGTTACGAGCCTAGTAAAAATGATCATCCAGCGATATATGATGATTTACTAAAAGCAATACAAAATTTAGATATAAATTTTTTTTCGCTATCAATTAATAATTTATATAGTAAACTAACACCTACATCTATTTTAAAAAATCAACTTCAAGCTGCCTTAACAGGTTTTTCTTTAAAATTAAAATCTCAAAATATTAAATATAAAGGACCAAAAGGTTTTGACGAGCTAGGATATTACAGCACTATTATTGATACAGATCCTTTGGTTGATTGTTTAGAAAAAGAAATAGTTGATCTTAAATCTATTGAACCAGTTAGAGATTCAAGAATCCAGGACAAAATATTAAGATTACCAAACCACCACACAATTTATAATAAATTAAATGATATCTATAGAAAACTAGGTATACTATCTGAACCTTATTCTATAACTGATATAAATTTACACATCAGTGATAAGGATGATACATTTAATGAATACTTCCAAACAG